TGATATGTCAAATATTTGTTTAGCCATCGCCAGTAGCTTCGTCAGTTGTCCACACTACATCTTTAAACTCTGCCCTAGCAATAAATTTGTTATTTTCAGTTAGCAAGTTTCCGCCTTCTTCTTGTATAATATTAAAATTATCAAGAACCCAATTAGTACCTCCGGTCTTACTAATCCTACGTCCCACACCGCCGTCAATTGTTATGCCTGCAAATTTTGTAGCCATTATGCACCCCTGCGAACTAAAGAGCCAGGATCACCTTGCACGGTCATGGTCATAACATTACCACCGTACCTAGCCTTTTCCTCTGACTGTTTTATGTCTGTCAAGGTTCTGTTAAAAATAGCGTCAAATCTGGTAATTTCGTCAGAGTCGTTTAGGAATATGGCACCTTCTAAACACGCACCGTAAAGATACAACGCTGGGAACTCTGTTAAAATGTTATTGGTAGTAACACTGTCTGACAAACTGGCCAATGTGCTATAGTAAACTAGCTCTACAGTGTACGCTGCATCAGGTGTAGGAATAATTTTTATTGTTTTGCCAAAACTAGAGTAAGATCGAGGCGCACCGTTTGCGGTAGTGCCATATTCCCTAGTTCCAGATTCTGGAGTCATGTAGGATAAAGCTGTTTTATTATCTCCAGAAACATAGCTAACACTTCTAAGCTCAATAAGGTCAGCTGGAAAATCATAAATATCTGTTCCAGAAGTAGTGGTAGTGGTCACCCTACTTACATTAGCCCTTGCTCTCAGTTCTCTATTGATACGGTTTTCTGTAAGCGTTATAAAATCAGGGATGACGCTTGTAAGGTCGTCTCTGTTAAGATAATTTGCTACAGATGCTTTGAGTTCTGAAAACGTAGAAAGAGCCATTATAGTCTGCCTTCTCTAGTCCTAAAAAATCTATTTTCTGGATCGTTCAGAAGTTGTTTAATTTTAGGCCAATCGTTTTTATTCATAATATCGACGCCTAGCTCTCGTTTCCATTTTTCAATCACAACCAGTGGAATGCTGGCAACTTTACGCATACCGGCTACATTATCGCCAGTGCCATACATTGAATCTCCAGTTAGCTCTTTTTTATTAAGCTCTAGAAGAGGCTCGACGTCTTGTACATTTTGCAATACGACTTTATCTTCGCCGTGATCGTATTTAAATTTTGTTTTAATGGGGTCAGTCATGCTTACTCTCTAAAGTGGGGGAGAGCTACTAACCCTCCCCCTTTTAGTTTACGACAAGTCGTAGACAGCGCCGAGAGCTTTCTCGTTTTTACAAACAAGAGTATACTCAGCAATAATTGCACGCTGCTCACCGTCAGACGTGCTGGCAACTTCCCGCTGGAAGAACGGACGCAGGTAGGCTACGCCGTAATACTCAGGGTCAAGAAGCCACACATCACGCGACCGCTGGAAGCGATTGGGAACAACCGCCATTTCGCCAAAGTCACTGACGTAGACATCCATGCCACCGATGATGCGCTGGTCAGCAACATCGTTAAAGTTGCTAACGCCCGACGCACCACCAACACCAACAAAGCTGGAGAAGGTCTGCTTTTGAGCAGGAGCCATCATCAGATACTTGATGTCAGCGCCTTCGTCATAGGCGGACAGAATTGCCGCCTTGAGAAGAGCTTCGGTAAACGTCCGTTGAGTACCATCAGTACGCGCAGCAGCACCCGCACCAGCGCCGTTGGCACCATCAGATGCCTTGGAAATATTAGTATTGACCCATGTGGTCAAAGAGCCAAGCTTACGCACAGTGCTGTCAGCTGACATCGCAGCTTTAGCTTGGTTGACACCAACCATTGCACGTTCCATGTCGCGCTTGAGTTCTTTGGAACGCTTGGACATTTGATAGGCAAGCTCTTCACGGCGACCGGCTTTGGAAACCGCATCAAGCGTACCGGAAACCAAAGTCGTCTTGAGGCTGATCTGGCAAATGTTTCCGACACGGGTGGTAGCTGCTGGCTCTGACGCCGTCAGCGTAGCACCTTCTTCGTTAAAGTTGTCAGCAGCTGACGCCAAAGCATCGGTCTGCCATTCGTGATTGACTGCAATCGCGTCTGAGCGACCGCCCATCGACATGAAGGGCGTATCAGTCGGGGAAATATCGTAAATTACATTCTCCAAGTCTTCACGGAGACCGGCAGAGGAGAACGTAACGTATACACCAGTTGGCTGTGCCATGTGTACTTACTCCTAAAGGTTATGAGATTAAATCCAGAAAAACATCTGCGGCATCCTTAGCGTTACCTGTTTTAGCCAATCTCTCTCGTTTAACTTGGGCAACCTTTTTGACTCTTTGTGATTTAGTCTGAGGTGTTCCTGATTTAACGACTTTGGGAGCAACTTTAACTTTTTTGACACCCTTAGCTGCATTGTCCTGCAACATAGCTTTGTGCAATACCAATACAACTTTGTGGTCAGTGATGCTATCTATTTCATTGGCTGGGAAACCAAGACTAAGCGCATAGTTCCTAAGATCAGTTTTTAAAGTCGATCCCGGCTCAGAATATTCTGGTAAAGCCTTAGCTAGAAGTTCTGCCTCTTGCTGTACCTTCTGAGTTACTATTTCATTAAACTCTTGCTGAGACTGCTGCTGCACTCTGGCGCGTTCGTTATTCAGCTGAGTTATTTTATCTTTGGCTTCTTGGTACTCAAGACGCTTCTCCATGTATTCCATTGGGTCTTCGTCTTTTAGTTCCTTCCAGTCAATGTTCTCAAACCGTTGTAATTCATAGTTTTGGTTTTGAGACATTTGCTCCAAAACTTGAGCATACTGCTGACGCTCGTTTTGAACCGCTTGTAGATTAGCCTCGTAAGCTTTTCGCTGCTCTGCTAAAGATTGCGATTTACGGGTATAATCCGCTTGCCGCTGGTAACCATCTCGTAGCTCGTCCAGCGTAACCTCAAACTCTTCACCGTCTACTTTAACAGTGTAAGCTTGTACGGTCTCTGTAGGAGTTTCCTCGTCAGCTACCTCGTACTCGTCTACCTCTTCAAACTCTTCGGAAACTTCTTCTTCGGCCTCGTCAAAGGCTTCAGCTTCATACTCTTCTGAGTCGTCAATGGCAGGTTCTTCGATTGTTTGTTCTGGATTAGTGTTTTCCTCACTTCCAAACATGACATCGAACATTGTAAGCTGTGGCTGTTTGACTTCCCCTTCAGGATTGGTCTGTGCCTCACTCATTAGTTTTCTCCGTTTTCTATTTTATCATTATGGATAAGAGCTTGCAGGTCTTCCTTAACGGAACTCAAAGCGTTTAGCTTCATCCAACAAAGTTCTCTTTCTTCTACAGTATCAGCTATTGTCCATTCAGATATTAGCCTGTTACTTATATTTTGCAGTGTTTCTTTAAACACCTGGTTTTCAAGAATCATACTAGCTTGACTAGCTTGTTCTCTTGATAAGGTTGATGGGTTAGGCATTTTTTGCTTTTTTCTTAGCCTTGTTAGAAAGTTCTGAAAAATGGTATAATTTTTTACTATTTTTTGTATGGCGCGATCCACTATGTAGATCACCATTTGGCATTTTGTGAACGCCTCCTTGATGTTTAGTACCGTCTCTAAAGTAGTGTGGAACTCCCTTAGCCATTATTTTTTCTTCATCTTCTTTTTCATCATTTTTTTCTTAGGCTTCATCATGCCGTTTCCGTTTTTCTTTCCGTAATGCCCAAGCATAGTATTCTCCTACCATTTTTTACATGACCAGTATCTGGCCGTTAGTTTACTAGGCGGGTTAGAGTCGCAACGGTGCCTAGCCCGAAAACTTTTACGTCGTTTTGGTTGATCCTTTTTAATAGACATATTAGGATCACCATAGCGTATTAGGCGTACCTTATTGCCCTGCTTTGCTAGTACAGCAAACTTTTTATTTTTTCCAGGAGTCCGCTTTGGTTTGTTGTATCCGGAAAACTTCTCGCCTCTGTAATTTATTGCCATGTCAGGTCTTTATAATAAAGTTAATAGGTTGTACTTTGAGAACATCTGTTCCAGAAGATGCGGTGGCTGTTTGAGACGTACCTAGGACAAACCCGCTTCCTACGCCAGCTGGGAAAAATGTTCTAAAATCCGGCACATTAAAGTTACCGCCTGATCCGCCAAAGGTAGTTCCTATTACTCCAAACAAAACAGAGTAGGTAGATGTAGAGTAAGATGATCCATCACACAACAAAAAATCGTTAATGCCGCTAATTGTTTGAGTTGTAGGAATTGAGTTAGATGCGTACATCATAACCGTTCCCGTTTCAAACCCTAGTTTATTCAGCTGCGCTGCCGTTGGACTAACAGCTGTGGTACTCAAATTTGGAAACTGAGTCTGAAGAACAGTCTTTATAAGACGAATATGATCATCGCCTTCAGATATGTTATCACCAGCAGCGGGATTGGATGTACTTAGCTGGCTAATATAGCTGGCAGATTCTACTGTCATTTGCCTAGTCCTTAGTTTATTTTACCATTATTTTTAACAGTTGTCAAGTTAATGTGATGCTTCACGATCACTGAGCGGTACGCCCGCTGCTATTATGTAACCAGCTTTTAAGTTTGTAACAGGGTCGTACAGTTTTAAAATAGTTGTATTTTTTTCTTTGTGGTCTCGGTACTGAGATACTACAGACCCGACACGCAAAATAACAGGTGGAAAAATTCGACTGCACGCGCCATCAAAGTGTTTAGTATTAAGGACAGTAATGTATTTTGCTAAGTTTTTAGAATCTGCAAGGGCTACATCCAGTATGTCTTTTTCTTCACGGCACATATAAAATACACTAACTTTATCGCCTTTGCCCCAAGTAGTATCTGCAATAGCTGGGTGCAAAACCGCAACAAGCAATATTAGAGTTGTAATGAGTATACGCATTTTTCAGATCGTTCATTCGCCAGGATCATTAGGCGGCACCGCCGCCCAGCCTGCCGTGAGGTCGATTGCCCGCAGCGCTGACACGCTGTCGGCGGTGTTGATGGCAGCCATTAGCTCTGCCTCTCGCGCGTATGCAGCGGCAACGTGCGCTTCGACTGCGGCCTTCACCGCGTCCATGTCGCTGTCGGCAAACTGTGGTGCCGATACGCATACAGTTGCAACGGTCGAGCCGTCGGGCTGCTCAATGTCGCGCGTCACTGTGGCGCAGCATTTCCAGCTAACAGTGCCGCTCGCTCGCGCAATCGCCGCCTGACTATTGCGATCAGTCCAATAAAACTTTCCGCCAACAATGACGCCGCCAATCTCAACGCCGTAGCGCGTGTTGGCAATCTTGTTAAGCGCCTGTGCCTTGGCTTGCTCAAGCGATAGGTCTTTCGCTGCCACGGTGATTTTCCACACATCGCCGGAAAGCTCTCCGCTTTCAGCGCCCGCGCGTTGGTAGGCAAGCAGCGTAGGCTTGACGTATTCGACAGCGCGAAGCGTGCCAGCGGCAGTTGCATATGGCAGCGGCGGCTGCGAATTGCCAACGAGGCCGGTCATCTCTTGCAGGCGGCGCGTCCAAGAACCTTGATACGATGCCGCGTTGTTTTTTTCGAGAACAATCATTTGCTATCTCCCGTAAATTGGTGGAAGTCTGCCATTGCCACCTATGTCTGCCATGGCCATGTACAGCCATGTCCCTGTGTTGCCCGGTTCAAATCCTGCATCAGATCGAATTTTTATGCCATCACTCAAAAGATCATAAGCGCCTACTGTACTGTTTTGTTCAGCATTGGCTAAATTTGCAAAACTTTGAATTTGCCCTTCATTTATTGGCGATCTAGCACTGTCAATTAAATGCCACTGTGAAGAACTTGTAATCATTTTACACATAAAAAATCTAGGCTTAAAACCTAATGAGATATAAGCATTATCATCTGTGTTGTTACCTACATAGCTTCCTACCTTACATACACCGGGAACTGACCGAAAAGTATAGAACACATAGTTTTCATTGAGTGTATTAACCGCTGCGCCAGTTCCAATGCTAAATACACTCGTTGTTGGTGCAGTATCGTTCCAGAAAAAAGAACTGTCTTGCACAGCTAGTGTGAGATTTAAATATAAAACGTCTGTT